AGTACGGACCATGCACTGAAATAACACGAGTCTGTGTCACCATAGATAACTGCTTCACCCACGTGATCATATTTGCCAGTGATACACTCGTTGATGTATGCATCCATGTGTCGGGCAATGGCACGACCAGTCAGTGTGGTTGATTGTCCTATGCGCTTGTCAAAGAATCTGCAACCAGGATTCAAAATAGCACCGTACAAGCTGTTCAAGTTGATCTTCTTGACCAGTTGTCGCTTGTCCCAGAACGCAATGTCCTTGGGATCTGTTGCTGCTTTTTTCTTGGCCTGCATGTCCTTGCGTTCTGAGTACCAACGTTCCAGCAAGCCGGGAATGATACCTTTTTTCTCATAGGTGATAATAGTACCATTGGCAGTGAGAATCCAGGGCTGGTGGCTGTCAAAGATCAGTGTCCAGATCTCTGCAGCAGAGTGTGTGCTTTCGGTGCCGTCTTGCCAGTCGATTGTGATCTCAGTACCAATCTCTGTGTTCATCACAGCGGTGTATTCAAGACTGCCAAACAAACCTTCCCAGGCTTCAGCAAACTTGCCCCCGTTCTTGGCCATCTTTTCTCGAATGTAATGATCAGTCATGGTCTGGCGCAACTGACCCACAATGGTTTCTGGGCCCATGTTCTGCGCTCGAATGGCTGAAGGATACAGACTGTTGATGTCAACTGACCCCACCCATTCATGTAGACCTTTTTTGGGATATGCAACATAGGCACCGGCTGCTTGATTGTCTTCACTGTCGTTGCGTTGCTTGCGGTTGGGCACAACAAATCCACGTTCGTGTGCTTCCACAATAATGGCCTGTTCGGTCACGGCCACAGCACCCATTGTGGTTTGTAGCAGCACAGTGTTGGCATGTGCCAGTTCATTGGCCAGTTCCAGAAAACGCAGTTTCTTGTCCAGCTTGTCCAAGAGTGCAGTATCCTGCCGATTGTATTCAATAAACTTCTTGAAGTGTTGATTGTACAACTGATCCAGGGTACCTTCAAACTGTGTCTTGAGTTCACCCAGTTCGTATTCAGCAATGGCATCCAGGCTGTAGCTGTGACGTTCTTCATAGGTGTACTTGCGATACAATTGCATATAGTCCATATGCACTCGTCCCACCAGATCATAGGTTTCTTGTTCAGCACCAAAGCGTTCGAACATACGCTTCTTGGGATGTTGGCCCCAGAGACAGAACTTGCGAGTATCATCCTTGCTGAGAACTCGAATGGTTCTGTTGATGGTGTAGGGGATATCGTAGCCTTCTGAATTCCAGCCACTTAGCACGTCTGCATCGTCGATCAAGTCCAGAAACATCTTGATCATTTCACGCTCGTCTTCAAACAAGAATGTGTTGTCAAAGTCAGCAACCAGTTCCTGTGCAGTAGCCATGCTCATGTGCTTGGGCGGCACAGCCATGGTGACCATTTGATCCAGCCAATTCAGATATACTGATATGGCAGTGATGGGATTGAACGGATCGTCCACTGGACTGAATCCACGATCCTTGTTGAAGTCTACTTCAATGTCAAAAAAGGCTGTGTGTAGTTCCGGGGCATCTTGCCCTTTGTAGTTGTCTTCTAAGCAACGAAAGATTGGATTGATATCGCTTTCGTACAATTGCTTGCTGGAATGCATGCTGACTTCTTTGCGAAACTCTTTGTTGTTTCTGGTGCTGAACCTTGACACCGGTGTGTCATAGATGCTGCGATGTTTGCCTCTGGGGTCATCATAGTAGAACACAAAATTTGCTGGATATTCTCTGTAGACTCGAGTGCCATTGCGGCGTTCTACCACGTGAATGCGATCGTGGGCACGATCAAAAAGACTGTCAATATAACTCATGTATCTCCGTTTATGGCCGGTAAGCCGTGTTGCTTGCCCGTAACGTGAGCGACTCGGTATTGCTGCAATACTTATAGTGTCTTGCCCACAGTCTCAAGAATGGTTTCCAACAATTCGTGATCCTGTTTGGCCTTGCCAAATTCAGCTTTGTGTGCCAGCCGGATGGCCTTTTTCAGCACAGCAGGTTTGATCTCCAGCTCTTCTGCAATGGCCTTGATGGTGTCATTTAGGCCGTCGGTAAGAGTTTCGATCTCTTGTGTGACCTGCATGCCCTCGTTGATGATTTGAGTGAGCTTGAGTTTTTGTTCGCCGTTGAAAGTTTTTTCAGACATAAAGTTCTCCTGTTAAGTTTAAGTATAGCATTGATAGTGCATCAATGTCAACTGTAATTTTTTCAGAAATCAAAATACTGGCACTCAACCTGTTTGTGTTCTTCAAAAAATTGAAAATTCATGTTTTTTTGAGTGATTTATTTTTTGACATGTATCGTACAATTGCCCTGTAGAAATATATTGTAAGTTGTATTCAACAGAATCAAGACTAGACTCAAACAAATACTCAATGGAATTTTGATTTATAAAATCCAAAACCTCAAATATTTTTTCAATCCGAGTGAGATCGCCGCTATCATTGTCGTAAGTAATGTCAAATCCAAAATCACTTTTTAGACCTAGTTGTTGTAACCAGTTATAAGTGTTGTATTGTCCAATTGCCAAAAATGGCCTACCACTGAGTAGTGGTTTAAATGTTTTTTCCGTCAAATACGGTCCTGGCCAAACACACTGCTTATTTTGCACCGTTGTTTTACTATAATGAAAACTTTCGTTAGTTAAATTTATCAGTGCGTCTGTATATGCAGCATTCTTCCAATTACCGTTATTTACAGGTAGGTTCCCAAAAAATTTGTCATCAAAATTAATTATTGTTTTTCCAAAATCAAAATTTAATTTTTCAAGGCATTTAATATCTGCAGGGTGTGAGTGCAAATCTTCGGGTTTATTTAACACATTATGGTAAGTAAGAATCATGTCATTTTTGTCAAAGTTTTCTAGCAAATATGCTGTGATAAATCTCTTATATTGTGTGATTCTATAACTCAAACTGGAAATTTTATATCTAGGTATTTGAACTTGATTGACAATGCCGAAAGTTTTTTGAAGAAGATTTAATTGTTTGTGTATGGTAATCCAGTCAACGTTTATTATATTTTCAGGAGCAGATGGCCAATCAGACAAATCCGTTTTGTAATCAGTTACGAATATTATTGTTCTAGGATATACTTTTATAGCTTGTTGTATTACCCAGATCAGATTTAAACATTCAGTATGAAACGATAAAAAATATTTTTGATAATTTTTAGGCAACTCAAAATCTGGCCATTGCAAATTTAATCCATAAAATATATCGTTATCTGAAGGCGGTGCACAATCATACAACTGAAAAAATAAATCTTCGATTGCTGATCGAGAGTGTGACAGCGAAGTTGCTGTATTAAAAAAATCCATGAATGTAGATAATTTTAAACTTCGTCGATGTAGTCTTGCGAAAGGTCTTGTTTTTTGCGGCGTTGTTGGAACAGTCGCACAGCCATGTCGGCATGATCAATATTTGGAAAACGTGTGGCCATACTACGACCACCTCGACGGATTTCAAATCCACGGTCTAGGTCGCCATAGATCTCCAGCATGGCACCATCTTCCATGGCCACTGTTTTGACTGGTTGCTCTGCTGCCACTGCTTGACTTGCAGCAGTTTGATCAATGTCATGTGCTAGTTCGGTGTCCTGGAAGTTATCACCTGCTTCAGCAACATCTTCGTCGGTGTCACTCATGCCAAGTTCTTGTTTGGCTTTGCTTACCAAGTCCTTGTCAATCTTGTTGCGATCTTCCAGTCGTTCTAGATAATCCACAAAGTCACGTTTGACCTTGCCCAGCATGTCTTCTTCAATCTCTTGTATGGTTTCAGCAAGACTTGTTGCACGAGGTTCAGCACTGTCTCCTACCAATTTACCACGAAAGGGATTTTTTGGGTCAGTTCGGCTGCCCAATACAGGAGACGCACTTTTGGGTTTGAATAGTGCAGGCAATTGTCCCACAGACTTTTGTTGTGAGTTTAGTCCTGGCATCTTGGGCATGGCAGGCGATATTTTGGCTTCTACCAGTGCCAACCGGTCCAGAATTATTTTGATGTCGTTGCTCATGCTCGCTGATCTTTCAAATAACTACGCAATTGCCAATGATATTTTCCATGTTGGCTTAGACGTCCTGCCACAAAATCAGCAATGCCCTGTTGATTTTCTTGTTCTGCTTCAGCAAAACACTGATTCAATAGATCAATCATTTGTTGATTGTTGGCCAAGAGTTCTTCAATCATGAGTCGAGCACGTGGTATTTTGGTCTGGCCTGAAATTTGTGTAAGCTCGCCAAAACGTTCAAAACTTCCAGGTGCATACTCGTCAAGATATCTTATGTACTCTGCCACAGGATCTATAGCCGAATAGGCATCCTCATAGATGTTTTGAAAAAACTCATGCAGTTCGCCAAAGTCCGGACCTTCCACATTCCAGTGAAACTGATGAGCTTTGAGATAATAAGCAAAATTAGTTGCCAGGAGTATTTTTAAACTGTCCGCGAGCATTTTTATTCCTTTTGTATTCTTTCGGAGTATTGGGGGTTGGATCCGTAGTATATTTACCTGACAGCAAGCTTCCGCCGTTTGTTGATATCATGCCCATGGGCTGCACTGCCACTGCTATTGATCCTGCAGAGGTGGCGCCACCTGATGCTGTTTCCATTATTTCATGTGCTCTCATTGAGCTTCTCCGGAGTGTAGATATGTACTCGACCGTCGGGTGTCATCATGCCAGGACCTGTGTCCACACGCAGATTGCGTAGTTTGATTGTGGCATGTTCGGTGTTCAACAATTCTACACGCACAGCGTACTTGCCCGGCTCTGCTTGTATTTGTAAACTTTCTTCCAGGTACACATCGTGCCAGATCCAGGTGCGTTCTGAGAACAGCTCGTCGTTTACATAACAACGGTATATGGGATATGGGCCAGTCCACTGGCAGTAAATGTCACACTTGGCAATAACAAATTCTGTTTGCATATTGCATTTAACTATCAGGAGATCTTGTACACGTTGGTAACCAGGGCCGAATCGCCGTACTGTGCCTTCAACAGCAGTCGAGCCATGGCAGGTGACTTGGCAAAAATGGCCACATCAATGCTGGTATTGTAAGCCGGATTCTTGACTCGAACTCGAGCCCCATACACATTGAATCCCTGAACAAATTGACTGGCTCTCATGTGTTTATTTATTTTTATTTCGACCCGATTTCATGTTGGCCAGCCAGTGTGCCAGTTGACCTTTGCGTCCACCTTGCTTGGCAGTTTTGCGTAGACTACTTACACTGGCCTTGGTGTTGATGCCGTGACGTTTGGCATCGCCCTTGTCTTGTGGATTCTTACCATCAGCAAAGTTCTCTGCCAGATTGGGCTCTTTATTGTCACCGGAGCCTGGTGCAAATTCGTATAGTCTCATTAGCAATTCCACCTACGTCGGGCTTTACATATGGCCTTGTCTGGAGTTTTAGCACAGCTGATGCTGTGCATTTTCATTTGACCACGACTGCGGCTGCAATAGCTCTTTCTGCGTTTTGAAGCCTTGCTACCCTTCTTTAATTTTCCGGGCTTGGTAGTCACGGCAGTCTTTAGTTTAGATCCAGGATTTTCTCTGCGATAAGCGTTCACAGCTTTTCTACTCATGCCGTCGGTCTTGTCTCGCTTGTTGGCTTTTTGCCAGTCTTCCATGATTGTTGTGGTGACTGCAAACACATACAACTCATCATCCGTCAGTGAGTCTAGGTCTTCCCATATTGTCTCTGCATCTACGCCATTGCGATCTGCAAGATCGTCAATGATAGACTCTATTAGATCAAACTCTTCGTTGAGTTCCACGCGATCTGTTGCACTTACGCCTGTGCTGAGTTCTAGTATTCTTGCCAGTTCATCTTGATTTTCTGTCATTGTTGTTTCCTGTTGTTCATCAGTTTTTTTAACACTGTTGATATAGGCTCTGTATATCGCGGCTGCCGATGCTTTGCCAGCAGCCCGAGCCCGTTGTTCCATGGCCACTGCGGCCTGTATCTTGTGTGCATGACTTCTGCCACTGTTTTTAATTTTACTTATACTGGACTTGGCATCTTCTACTGTAGCAAACTTCAATCCAGTGATGGTTCCCCGGGGATTTTCGTCTGTGTATAGATCACTGTGTTTTTTACTGTTGGCCGGTTGTCCAGCTTTCCTGGCCACGCGGCTGGCTTCGTCTATATCTTCTTTGGTGTTTTTTACACAGTTGGGATATGTTTTGCCAAACATTTTTTTATTACCTTCTTTGTGATAACCTTTCCAGCAGGCTTCATCCAGGTGTTCATGACCCTGATGTGTTTCACACATGCCACATGTTTCACAGACTATTTCCATTTCTGTGCTTTCGTTTTGCTTTTTCTTGCCAGCACAATGTGCTCGTTGACTGAAGCCCTTGGGATGGGAGCAATTGATGCTCTTTTTGTATTTCTGACTCCAGCCTTCCGCCACACCTTGTTGACCTTGTGCCACTGCCACATAAGCAGGCCCTGTATAACCGTTGGGGTATCGGGCAAAGTGTTGTATAGTTCTATGCCACCCTTCTAACAATTCGTAGCCCTTGTCTGTTTTTATTAATAGCACTGGCTCTTTACGCACACCGCCTTGTTGTTGTGCCAATGACGCTTGAGTAGCGTGACGTTCTTTATCCCGTGGAACATCTAATCCCATATCACTGTGTCCGCCAGCACGACCTATCAGGCGTTGCTTAGTCATTGGCTCAAACATTGCCATTGTAAACTTCATATCGGGTACAAGTTGCCATTTGGTGTTAGGGGTAAGTCCTGCCCCTTTTAATTTTTCCATTATGCCATTTTTGAGTTCTGTGTCTGGCAAATTGCTAAAGTTGCCTTTGTTGGGTACTAACCAATCTTTAAGAACATACTCCGGGTAGTTAGGTAACAGACTCTTAACATATTGCAACAGTCTATCTCTATATTCACTAATCTGTTCAGAGCCTTCCGCTACACCTTGTTTCTTGATGGGCTGACCCAAGCGAACATTACCATCATACTTCAATCTACAAAAACGATTAGAATCAGGATCTATGTTATTTTCTTTGCACCACTGATCTTTCATAGCACTGGCTCGTTGTTCAGTGGAAGCGGAAAATCTGTATAAAACATTTTTATAAGGCCCTAGAATGACCCAAGTGCCAGTTGAACTACTGGGTGGCAACGGATCTCCTGGATTCATCCAGACGGGCTTTTTCGGTGTTGATTGTGATCCTTTACTTAGATCTATATTCAAATATTTTACAGCATAATCAAGTGCCTTGGGAATGTCTCGATCAAGGCCAAGCTGATTCCAGGCCGCTAATCCTTTGACTATATCCCACTCCTCGGTAGCGTCATTCCAATTCATATCAGCAGTAATATTCACAATGTCTCTGCTAGTGGCCGGAAACACATTTTTACGAGTAAGATTCAATTCATAGTTCAAGTCAGGCACCTTACTATGCCTGCCTCTGGCATCTATGTATTCTTTAGTTTGCTGATCAACCACATAGGCATGAACCAATGCCCATGATTGAGTCTCGA